AAAAACAAACCAAAAAACACAACTAGGTAGGAACTATACAGTATGGACAACGACTCAGGTTCAAGTAATCCTGTTGGTCGCCCTAAGAAGTCTTCTGTTTCTAGTAAAAAGAAAGGTTCTAGAGGAGCAGTTGGTCGTCCTAAAGGTGACGCAGCAATAATTAACGAGTACAAGGCTCGGATGTTGAACTCACCGCGCTCTCGTGCAGTCATGGATGCAATCTTTGAAGCAGCCACAGACCCTGACCACAAGAATCAGGCCGCAGCGTGGAAGTTAGTAATGGATCGTATTCTTCCTGTTGCTGCATTTGAGAAGGATATCATTAAAGATGCAGGACGAAGCGCGATACAGATTAATATCACTGGGGTTGGAAGCACGACTATTACTGAGGACTCTCAGGAAACAGCTACTATTGATGGAGAAGCAGTGGATGTCACAGAGTAAACTAGACGAAGCACTAGACGAAACTTTAGCTTACGTTGTTAGAGTAGGTGATGCTACGTCTCAGCTGATTAACGTGGCTATTTTGTTTGGTGATAACGCTAATGAGTCCGTCTCAGGGCGCTCTCACAGGCTCAAGGACAAGTCTAAAGCTTGGGCATGGCTAGGTGCGTCTATTAACTTTGTGTTTGATGACGATCACTGTGAACGAGCGTACAACAACGATGTAGCTAGGGCAGCAAAGACCCTCAGTGAGTCTAAGCCTAAGAAAAAAACTACTAAAAAGTGAAGTACTTTAGTACCTCTGAGTTTGACTGCCAACATACTGGTGAGAACCGTATGGAGAAGGACTTCTTGAGTAAGCTTGACGCTCTCAGGGAGTACTGTGGTTTTCCTTTTGTTATCACCAGCGGCTACAGAAGCCCTGACCACCCGTTAGAGGCTACAAAAGAGATACCGGGAACACACGCGCAAGGCATAGCAGCAGACATAAAAATAACTAGCTCTGCTCAACGGTATTCGATTATAAAAGCAGCCTTAGAGCACGGCTTTACTGGTCTAGGGGTCGCTGGTGACTTTATTCACTTAGACACACGGGGTACAGTTCCCGTGATCTGGACGTACTAATGCTATACACGAAGCACATAACACTTACCGACACTACTCTAACAACACTATTTACTGTTCCTGACGGATTCCATGCTATTGTTTCGTATGTATTTGTAGCGAATCACGGCGGCTCTACAAATAGTATAGATTTGTATTGGGATTTAAGCGGAACGCCACAGGTTTATATTTTTGATGGGACTAATGTAGCGGGTAGTGGTCAAGAAACATTAGGAAATGGAGGAGGTGCGTTGTTTGTCCTCAATGCAAACGAAACGGTTAAGTGCCAAGCTGGAGGATCGGGAAGTATGGAGGTTGTTGTGACCTTTGATCTTCTTGATATGCCTCCAACACTTGTGAACTTTGATGGGAGCTAACATGAAAGCAGCGTTATTGGGTGTACTTTTGATTATGGGCGGTTGCGCGTCAAGCAACTCCTTGTATTACGAGGCAGTTCAGAAAACTGCAGAGGCTAATGCAAAGGCAGCACAGGCTAAGTTTAATGCTTTGTCTCAGATTGCTTCTAGTGGTGACGGACAAGCCGCTAGCGCTGCTGTAATGGCACTGGCTTTAACCCAGACTTCTAACGTTCAACCTATTCCTCAAAAGTCCGAAGCAATTCAGTGGGCATCTATCTTGGCCTCACCTGTAACCTCGCTAGGTATGATGTGGATGCAAGCTGATTCAGCCAAGACTATGGCTCGATACAACGCGCAGGTAGATCTTGCGTCTGTTCAGGCTGATACTCAAACCCAACAGGCTTTGTATGGGAGTTTTACGGATATTTCTAACGCAGGCTTTAGTGCTGTAGGAAATGTAGATTACACGCCTTTTGTGAACGGGATGGTTACCCTTGGCTCTACAGGCATGGACAACCTTCTTGATATGGGTGAGGCAGGATTTGATGCAAATACAGCGATTGCTACTGTTGGTTTGAATAGCACCACTCAGCTTGGTGTTACTGGTATGGATAACCTTACAACCCTTGGAACTGAAGGTTATAAAACAGTTTTGTCTTTGGATTCAGGAAATAATTCTTTGACTAGTAGCGTCTGGAGTGATTACGTTCAGTCTATTAGCGAGATTATGGGCAACCTGCCTAGCAGTCCGTGACCGATCTTAACGTACAACTACTTCCGTGGCAGCAGGAAGTCTACTCTGATCCCACTAGGTTCAAGGTAGTTGCTGCTGGAAGACGGACAGGGAAGTCTAGACTCGCAGCGTGGATGTTAATTATCAATGCGCTGCAGGCCGACAAAGGCCACGTTTTTTACGTTGCGCCCACTCAGGGTCAGGCCCGTGATATCATGTGGCAGACTCTGTTGGAGCTAGGACACCCTGTGATTGCGGGTTCGCATATTAACAACCTGCAGATCAAGCTGGTCAACGGGGCCACGATTAGTCTCAAAGGAGCCGACAGGCCAGAGACAATGCGTGGTGTGTCCTTGAAGTTTCT